TAATTACTAACAGTCACCAACTTGGCTGATATAAACAAACGTAAACAAAAGGAAACATTATGGAAATCAATAGAACTACATTAAAAGCCGTTAGAACTCATTTAGAAAAAATACTAAATGATAATCCAATAAACGGAATCAATTTAGAATTAGGTAATTGCTCATTTGATTCAGCACAAGCTGATTTTAAATTAAAAATGACTGTTGAAGGTGGTCAGACACGTGAAGAAAAACACCTTCAAAATATTGCTAAAATCCACAATATAAATTTAGAACTCGACCATCCAACATGGCAAATTGTGGGGTATCGTCAAAAGGCTAGAACTAAGCCATTTTTAGCCGTCAAAAAATCAGCACCTGATCAGCGTTATATTTTATCTTTTGAAGACATTCAGCGTATGGGTTTTATCTCTTCAGTTGAGGGGGCATAATCATGGAAGATTGGGAAAAAGAAAATAAAGCCTTAGAAGAAAAATATTATCCTATCACATGGTATCTTAATGATGGGGTAATTGAAATCTATTGTAAGAATGGAAAGTTGTTACCAATAGACCATAAAATATATACTTTTGAATGTGATTTTATTAAAGAGGAAATCATGGAAAATGGCATATGTTGTGGCGATACCACGGAGTGTAACTCCATAACTAGTGGCGAAATATGTTGCATTTAAATACCAAACAATTAGATAAATTTAGGAGAAAAATAATGGGCAGATATTATCATGGAGATATTGAAGGTAAATTTTGGTTTGCCGTTCAGTCGTCAACAGATGCTGAATTTTTTGGGGTTTTACCATATGAGGATGAACCCATAGAAAATGATGAAGGTGAACTTGAAGAGGCGTGTTATTGTACTTTCAGTTTTAATCGTGAGGAGCATTTAAAAACTGTTATTGATAAAGTGAAAGTATGTGAAAAAGAAATGGGTGAATTATTACCAATATTTGACACTTATTTTAACGTCGACGTGGTGGCATATAATGTTGATTCATTAGTGGAGCATTTAAGTCAGATTTTTTATCAACGAAGTTCTGATGATCCAAAATATACTGAAGTTGACGTGCGAATATATTTAGAATGGTATGCACGTTTACAATTAGGAAACCAAATTCAAAATTGCTTGATTCATAATGAATTTTGTGTTTTTGAATGTGAATATTAATTTATGGTGGGGTGTAATGCCCCACCTCTGTAGTGAGATGTGAATCTTGCCTGATGATTCCAAAAGGATGAAACAGAACTTAACAAAAGGATGCAAAAGCATGAAACAAAAACAATGTAGATATGTATTTTCAGAAATACCAAACAATGACGAAGGTCGAGCGTTTATAAAACTATGTCGTAAATATTTGCATAAACCAAGTTATGATTTGAGACTGAAAGGTCAATATATGAATGACGAGGCAAAAGCTAATTGGAGACATTATGAAGCCGGTCAACCTATCGATAAATCAACACACCTTCGCGTTTATATTAATAAAAAAAGGGGTGTGTGATGATTAAGAAAAAAGTTATATTCTCATCATTTGATGGATTGTCCGGTGGACAAATCGCATTGAATAATTTGGGCTTCACACAAAATGATTATGTATATTATCGAAGTGAAGTGGATAAATATACTGATATCGTTGTTGATAAAAATTATCCAAATTCAATCAATCTTGGTGATATCACAAAAGTAAATGCTAATATGTTTCCGGAGTCCATTGATTTAATGTTAGCCGGAAGTCCATGTCAGGGATTTTCATTTGCCGGAAAAAGATTGAATTTCGACGACCCACGATCCAAATTGTTTTTTACATGGGTCGATTTGTTGAAAGAATTGAAACCTAAATATTTTCTTTTTGAAAATGTCAGAATGTCACAAAAGTCTCAAGACGTGATATCTGAATATCTTGGGGTGCAACCTATTGCAATCAATTCCAACTTAGTATCTGCACAAAATAGGCATAGATTATATTGGACTAATTTGCCTCTAGAATCTGAACAACCTGATGATCTTGGCATTGTGTTATCTGATATTCTTGAACATGGATTGACTGATAGAGATAAATCACATTGTATCGATGCCAATTATTTCAAAGGTGGTAATCTTAAATCATACTTTGAGAAACATCGTCGTCAGTTAGTATTTTCACCTGAAGGTTTGGCTCACGTTGGCGATGCTGATCTCAAAGGTTTTGATGTTATCAAACGTGTTTATCATGAAGATGGTAAAGCACCCACTTTGACGACCATGCAAGGTGGTCACAGAGAACCAAAGGTGCTTTGTTACCCTGAAGTCATAGGAGCGTTCAGAGGACGTTATAAACGTGCTGATGGCTCTATGTCATCAACCCCAACCCCTGAGAATAACAAGGTGGTTCAACAATTAGAATTGAGATTCGATGATAAGACAAATTCATTGACTTCAGTTCAAAAAGACAACGTGGTCGTCAAACGTCATGATCATGTTGATGTCGATACGTATGCTTGGAGAAAATTGACTTGTTTAGAATGCGAACGTCTTCAAACCATACCTGAGAATTACACCAACCACGTCAGTAATACACAACGTTATCGTATGATTGGTAATGGTTGGACAATTTCAGTCATCGAACATTTACTACGCGATTGGGTTAAAGAACATTTTGACACAATCGATCAATTTCAATCTGAAGCAGAAACAAGAGTAGGAGTATAACTATGAGTAAGCAATCATCACCAAATTTTGGATTACCAATGGAGAATCTTTTGGACATCGACGACGCCCCACGATTTATTTTTAAACGGGAAGTTGCGACGTTTATAGGGGGTCTGTTGCCCTCTTTCCCGTCGCTAGATGATCAAGAGCGTTTAGATGGATCAAACAATTGGGAGCAGTACTAATGGAAGATATGCAACTTCATAGATGTTTGGATGAAATGGTTAAAAGTGTTGAAGACATTATTAAAGAAAATCATGGTGTCCAAAATGATCTTGAAAATCTAAGTGATTTTTGGTTTCAGTCTCATAAATATTGGAGAATTAATATCATAGGTGAGGGGTTCATTGATAAGGTTGATCACGTTTGTGCAACTGCTTATGTTATGCAAGATGGCAATGATCCACTCTCTGAGATATCCATCGATCTAGGGTACTTCAAATGCCCTTGGCTCTCCTTATATGTTGATGATGTACATTGTCTTAAATGCGATTGTGTCTATCCTGAACACCAAACTCAACCAATTTCTGAATGTCCATACTGTGGTAATGCAGATAAGGAACAAACTGTATATTTACAAAAGGAAAGCAGTACTAAGTGTGACTGATGACAATTTAGTCAGTACTGCGACTGAAGAAAAAAAATGGCGACAACTTCAGCATGATGCAGAATGGAATGATTCTGATCGTGCTGATTTTTACAAACGCCAAGCAGATCACTACAAAAAATTATTCCTTGATGGAATAGTATATGAACCTAAATTTTAACTAAGGAGAACTACGCTATGTTACTTATGAAATTTAAGATACCAAACGATATTGATCTAAAAGATATCGAAGAACCATTATGCTTGTGTGATGATTGTGGAGTAGGTCAGCATATTATTGACGTCGTTCCTATCAGAAACCCACAAACACTTGTCATTGGTGACATAATTCCAGCCGGTGCTTGTTCTGAAGAAGATTGTGATGGTCTAATGTATCTTTATGAGATACAAGATGATGACTGATTGCCTGGATTTTGTAAAATTTTTTTGCCATTTCTGATATACTTTACTATCAGCAGCGGGAAAGTTTATAAAGAATTTTAACTTTAAGGAGAACCACTTGAAGAACCATAATATGTTGTTAATTGATAATATATTTGTAGTAATTTTAGTCGTACTGATGTTGTTAAGTATCTTTTAGAGGGTGCTTATGCCAAAGGTTAGCTATATGTACTATAAGTGTGCATATAGTTCGACTAACGTTACTACTTCTAGGACTAATAGAAGTACACACGTAAGACTTACGAAAGACGTAAGAGAAACAGAAACAAATTGGAGAATAAATACATGAAGTACGACATCGCAATGGTTGAGATATGCAATTGGTGTATCAAATTGTTAAGAGACTTATCTGCTTATAGTGGATGGTCATACGAAGAGATCAACGTTTGGTTGTTTATTATTATTCAGCCAACCCTCATCATTGTTTTGGGGTTACTTTTATATAAATCACATAAAGGGCGTAGGAAAATATTTGACGAACTAAAAGCAGAACAACAAGCATTAAACAATAGAAACTACAAATAGGGGGACTACATGAGTTTATCTACAGATAAATTAGCAGATTCTTTTTCACCTGAGTCTATACTTGAAGGTGCTTTCAAAGAAGAACAAGAGCAGCGAATGTTTGAACTTGCGGGTGTAAACGAAGGGGTTCAACGTTTCAATAAATTACTAACAGACCCCGCAACTAAAGTGGGTGACACTAAAGTTGGTCGTAAGATATTCCAAGAGACAATGCGAGAACTAATCCCAGCGATCGAACGTGAACAAGCGATTGCCGTGGAAGGCATTGCGAATTCTGGAAGAGGTGTTCGTCCGGTGTGGTGGTGGTATCTTCCATTTGTCAAAGCAGATCGTTTAGCCTACATCTCTCTTCGTTCTGTTCTTAATGCACGTATGGTTGACAATGGTATTGGGCGTCCAGGACGTACAATTTGTTTAAGCATTGGACTTGCCGTAAAGCAACAAGTTGAGTTCGAGAAGTGGCTTCGTGATTCTAAGTTGGAAGCTAGTGAAACCGGTGGCCCCAATTTGGCAGCGAAATTGGTTCGTAAAGCTAAGAACTTTAATCAAAGACAATGGGGCAATTGGTCACGACGTATCAAGTCAATTGAGACTTTAGATTGGAGACGTGACACCAAGATTCACATCGGCGCAAAGTTACTGCAATTACTGATCGAAGAAACCGGCGGATTTTTTGAGTTACGTTATGTACAAATCAGGCACAAGACAGAACGTCAGGTGTTCTTGTCTGATGCATGTCGTCTAATGATGGAAGACATTAACTCTAACTTAGAGATTGCGACACCGGTCTTAAAACCTATGTTGATTCCACCTCGTAAATGGGAATGGGATGACATCAACAAGAGATATGATGGTGGCTATCTTGGAATTCCAATTGATTTTATTCGTGGTGGTTTACACAAACACACCGCCGGTTTAGATAATCCATTAAGTCAAACGACTTTAAATGCTGCAAACATTTTAGGACAAGTTGGTTATGTGGTCGATCAGCCCGCATTGGAAATTGCTAGAAACTCATTCGTTGACAATTTAGAACTCATTGACTGCATCCCTTCGCCTGACCCTGAGAAAATTCCTGATCGTGTGACAGACGAAGAATGGGACAAAATGGATAAGGTCAGTAAAGCTGAATGGAAATACTCGTTGTCAAAAATTCATGGTCGTAATGCTAGTGAAGTGTCGAGACGTGAATCAGTTCTTAGAAAGTTTTCCACTATGGAAGCCGTGAAGGACAAGCCGGTCTACAATGTCATTAAATGTGATAGTCGTACTAGATTCTATTACGTGACGCCTGATTGGAATCCACAAGCTGATAGTTTAGGACGTGGAACAATGAGATTCTATGAGAAACGACCTATCGGTGAGCGTGGGTTACATTGGTTAGCCGTTCGTCTTTGTAATACATATGGTGAAGACAAACTAACGTTTGAAGAAATGCAAGTATGGGCAAAAGATAATCACGATATGATTGTAGATAGTGCAATTGATCCTCTTGATGGTCAAAGATTCTGGACACATGGTGACAAGGAGTTAGAATTTTATCAGACGTGTGTTGATTGGACAAAAGCAACTAGCCTCGACAACCCAGCGTTGTTTGAAAGTGACCTTCCGATTCACCAAGATGGTTCAAACAATGGACTACAATTGCTATCGTTAATTGGACGTGACCCTATGGGCGCAAAGCTGACCAATTGTTCCTCTGATCCAACACGCTTTGATATTTATTCTGCGACCGCCGATTTAGTTAAGCGTTTTGTAGCTGATGATATTGCTAATGGTGTGAACCTTGAGCAAGCACAACGATGGATTGGCAACATCAATCGATCCGTCTGTAAACGTGCATGTATGACAACGAGTTATGGAGTTACGCCACGTGGCATCCAAGATCAATTGATCCATGATGGATTCGTAGATAAACTAGATGGACATCGTTTAGAAAATGCGGGGTACATGCGAGACAAATTGATTTTAGCATTGGAGCAAACCGTTGTAGCATCTCGCCCTATCATGACGTATTTCCAAGCGGTAGCTTCTGCACTTGCTGAGTTTGATATACCTTTAACATGGGTGACACCGGCGGGTTCAAAGATACAACAATCTTATTGGAACGTTGCTAAATCAGATGTTAAAACGGTGATGGGAAGTTACTTCATGTGGGATGAGAATCCGACCGGTGGACTGTCATCTAGAAAACAACAATTAAGTTCGAGTCCAAACATTATTCACTCGCTTGATAGTGCTTTAATGCAACGTGTTGTTACCAAACTACACTACAAACATGGTGTAAATTCAATCGCTGCCATTCATGATAGCTTCGCCGTTCACCCTGATTGTGTGGACATAATGCGAGACACTATAAGAAGTGAGGCATATGAAATGTTTAGTGGTGATTGGATTAATGACGTGTTTCATCCTTACATTGAGTCGTACGCACCAAGCGTAGACTTACCCACACCACCATCACAAGGAACGTTCGATGTTTCTGAAGTTCTTGACGCGAAATATTTTTTCGCTTAACTTAGTAATGTCACTTGTGATAAAACTTTTAGAGGATGCTTATGCCCAAGCAGAAACAATACGATAACATTCTGTCACTTGAGGACGAGGAATTCATCGAAGAGATGGAACGCCAAAGTCGTCAACCAGATAGTTATCGACAAGACTATATAGATAAGGTGCTTTATTCTGCATCTAAAGAGTTTCAATCACTTGGGATGTTGCCGGTGGATACGGCGACCCACTTAACTGATCTTGGTATTCACATTGGAGACTTTATTAAGCATTGTCTCGCAACACAAGATCATCACATAACACTACATTAAGATGAGGAAAGTATGGCTAAAAAAAATCACCCCGTAACAGTATCCGTCCCAGCAGTCGCGGCGTATGCATGGCTTGCACGTCCGGATGAAGGGCAAGAGTATAGTGATGGTAAGTACAAGGTAACTCTTGTGTTTGACCCAACTGATCCGGATACTAAAAAGTATCTTGGTGGATTATCCAAGATGATTAAAGAAATTGCCAAGGGCGAAGAGTTCCCTGATTCGTTTAAGTCGCCAATCAAAGATGGAAACGAAGCAAAGAACGAAGAGTTCCACGGTAAGTTCACACTTGTCGCAAAGACTAAGTATCAACCAGGATTTGTCGACACATCTAAGAAGCCTCTAGTTGAAGAGAACTATCCAGCTAGTGGTGATATCATTCGAGCATCATTCGCGTTAATTCCGTATAACGCTGGTGGTAACAAAGGCGTCGCATGTCAATTGCGAAACGTTATGTTACTTGAAAAGCGTAATGTAGGGGGTAGTCCGACCGCTGACTTCGACGAGATTGAAGCAGTCGCCAAGGATACCAACACGGACGACGATGACTTTGATATCGCAATCTAACTTAACAAAGAAAATTAAATCTTTGTTGGGTTCGGGAGCAATCACTTTATTTTTATCGGTTGATCCCGTACCGGCTTCAAGACCAAGGGTCACTCGTTGGGGTACTTACTACGGTAAAACATATGAACGATTTAGGCGCGACGTTAAAGATATTCTGAACAACATTGTTGATAAGAATACTCAAACAGACAAGCCTTTATTCGCAGTCATTGAGGTTTTAAAGAAACCACCGAAGACAGTATCTCGACTTTACCCTCGTGGTGATGTTGATAATTATGCTAAAGGCCCATTAGATTCTATGACTACTGATGGTAACTTTTGGAATGATGATGATCAACTGATCTCACTCTACGTAACGAAACGTTACACCCTTCCGGAAGAAGAGGAAGGTATACAAATAACTTATAAACCAATTGAGGTATAATCGTATGGCTAAAATATCCCAGCTTGACATGCTGAAAAAACACTTCGGTGTTCGTAAAACAATCTCAAACATTGAGGCACAAAACCTATATAAAATCCGCGCTCTCCCCCGCCGGATATGTGACCTTGAAGTTAAAGGTATGAAGTTTAATAGGATCATGAAGACCGACCCAACCGGTCAGCGTTATGTGAGATACGCCCTTGTTGATTGAGGCGCATCTTCCTTGTCCTGACTGTAACTCCAGCGATGCACTAAGTATGTTTGACGATCACACTTATTGTTTCTCATGCGAAAAGCATCGCTGGACTACCGATCAACCCAATGTAACTACACGGAGTAAGCAAGTGGCAGACTTAGTATTAGATGGGGAAGTCAATGCACTACCAAAGCGTAAACTTTCTGAAGAAACATGTAAATTTTTTGGCTACAAACTTACGAGTGTTAATGGCAAACCTTGTCAAGTTGCACCGTATCATGACAAAGAAGGAAAATTGGTTGCACAAAAACTAAGATTTCCAAACAAAGAATTCCAAACACGCGGAGACTTTAATAATATAGGCTTGTTTGGAGAGCATAAATTTAAAGCTAATGGTAAACGTATCGTTGTTGTCGAAGGTGAAATTGATGCAATGAGTTATTACCAAGCTTCGAAGTGGCCCGTTGTGTCAGTACCTAACGGCGCACAGTCCGCAGCCAAAGCAGTTGCTAGATCAATTGATTTTTTAGAAACATTTGAAGAAGTTTGTTTCATGTTTGATGCGGATGATCAAGGTAAGAAAGCAGCAAAAGTTTGTGCAGAATTAATAACTCCAGGAAAAGCAAAGATTGCATCGCTTGATTTATATAAAGATGCAAATGAGTACCTAAAAAATAACGAACTTAAACCCCTACTGTTTTCAGTTTACAACGCGAAAGATTGTAGACCGGATTCAATTATAAATGGAAAGGAATTGTGGAATGAAGTTAACAGACCTACGGTCTTGGGTATCCCGTATCCCTACCCATCTTTCGACCGCATACTATTTGGTCTTAGACCTCGTGAGTTACTTACGATCACGGCTGGCAGCGGTTGTGGAAAGTCTACGCTCGTGGCGTCTATCGCTTATGATCTTGCGATTACTCACAATAAAACTGTGGGTTACGTTGCACTTGAGGAAAGCGTTGGCCGCACCGGTTTGCGCTTTATGTCGATGGCTTTGCGGAAACAAATGCACTTGCCACAAGACATCAGCCAAGACGACAAGCAAAAAGCATTCGACGCCACGCTAGGCACGGGTCGCTTTATCTTGTACGACCATTTCGGTTCAATGGATTCAGATAACCTATTGAATAAATTAAAGTATATGGTTACCTATAATAAGTGTGACTTTATATTCATTGATCACTTGTCAATATTACTTTCTGGCGGAGACTTTATGGTCAACGGTGGAGACGAGCGTAAGCAAGTGGACTATACAATGAGTCGTCTTCGTTCTTTCTGCGAAGAAACCGGTGCTGGTATTATTCTTGTATCCCATCTACGTCGAGCGTCAGGTGACAAAGGATATGAAGATGGTCTAGACCCGACACTTTCTTCTTTGAGATCGTCACAATCTATTGCTCAACTTTCAGATGCAGTTGTTTCCATGTCTCGTAATGCGAGTGAGGGAGAAAACCTAGTTAAAGTTAAGTGTTTAAAAAATAGATATAGTGGCCTGACCGGCACAATCGGATATTTATCATTCGATCCTATCACCGGTTTAATGACAGAGGCACAAGGAGACGGCTTCGAGAGAGAGGATATTAGTATCTAATGACTTGGACACCCGCAAATAATAACACGCGGCAGACTCGACGAAAGAAACTAATGCAAGAACTAATTGATGCTAAAGGAAACAAGTGTAAAAAATGTGAGCAAACATTTACACAAGAGTGTTATGATTTTCACCACCGCAATCCGATGACTAAAGTTTTCGCAATGCGACAATCCACGATGACAGATTATCCTTGGGACGCCGTAAAGGCGGAAGCCGACAAGTGTGATCTCCTATGCTCTAACTGTCATCGTACCATTCATGTAAGCCAAGATGAGGAATATTTTGATGAAGACACTAATCGCAGACATCGAGACAGACGGACTCTTCTCGACACCAATGACCAAATGTCATTGTTTAGCGATAGCGAACTTGACGTGTCCGACTGACATAATAGTATACGCTGACGCGCCCAACTATCCTTCCATTAAAGAAGGACTTGATCGACTAACTGATGCCGATCAAATCATTATGCACAACGGCATGATGTTTGACTTCCCCGCAATTGAATATCTTTACCCTGATGTAGATATACGTCGAGAACAAATCGTCGATACACTTATCTATTCACGCCTTCAACATCCGCAACGTGGTGGACATGGGTTGGCAAAGTGGGGTGAGCGTCTTGGATTTCCAAAAGGAGATTACTCTGATTGGTCAACGTTCACAAAAGAAATGGGTGAGTATTGTGCAACTGACGTGGCGGTTACAATAAAAGTCTATGACTTTCTAACAACCGAACGTAAAGATGCAGACCTTCTAAATTCGTATAACCTTGAGCGTGACTTTGCTTATGTGATGGGTATACAAGAACGACACGGCTTTAAGTTAGATGTTCCAGCTTGTGAAGAGTTGGCTTCAGAAATGCGCCAAAAGATGGCGGACATTGAAGTTCAATTACAAGAAGTCTTTCCACCGATTACTGTCGAGCGTGTGTCAGAGAAGACCGGCAAGCGTCTCAAGGATAAGATTGAAATCTTTAATCCGGGAAGTCGTAAACAAATTGCTGAACGTTTGATAACTATGTACGAATGGACACCCACTAAATTCACCCCCGCTGGTTCACCTCAAATTGATGAGACGGTTCTTAAACAATTGAAGTATCCGGAAGCACAACTACTTGCTGAATATTTTTTATATCAGAAACAACTTTCGCAAATTAGTGAAGGTGCATCAGGTTGGTTAAAGTGTGTGACAGATGCGGGGTATGTGCATGGGTCAGTCAACCCAATTGGTACTACAACAAATCGGTGTAGTCACTTTGGGCCAAACATGGCGCAGATTAGTAAGAGAGATTTACGAATGCGCGAAGTGTGGAAACCTGACGTTGGGGACAAGCTTGTTGGTATTGATGCCGATGCTTTAGAGTTACGAATGTTGGCACATTACTTAGGACACTTTGATGATGGTGCATATACTACTGCGCTGCTCGAAGGAAAGAAAGAAGATGGCACAGACGTTCACTCACGTACCGGTAAGTTAATTGAACTTGATGATCGTGACGTGGTAAAACGTGCAACGTACGCTTACTTGTACGGCGCAAGTGATCGTAAACTTTCACAGATAATGCGAGAGGCAAACGCGCCTTGTAAGAACGGTAAAGAAATTCGTCGAAGAATGAATGAAGGTATTATCGGTCTGGGAAAGTTGTCTGATCTAATAAAGAAACGTGCCGAACGTGGTCACATTCTAGGCATTGATGGACGTCATATTAAAATACTTAGTCCACATTCTGCTTTAAATTTTTTATTGCAAAGTGCGGGAAGTATCTTAATGAAAAAGGCTCTCGTAATATTTCATTATGATTTATGTGAGCGTGATGGACATGTGGTTGAAGAACTACCGGTCACATTTAATTATTGTGCCAATGTCCATGATGAAGTTCAGCTATCTTGTAGACCACAACATGCAGAATCAATTGGAAAACTATTTGCGAAAGCTATTAAACTTGCCGGTGAGCAACTAGGACTTAATTGTCCGACGTCAGGCTCATATGACATTGGCAATAGCTGGCGCGAGACACATTAGGAGATAACAAAATGTTTGAAGTATTCATGTTAGTCTGTGCTTTATCAACAGACGGTAAATGTATTGGAGTTACGGATGACTACGGCCCATATAAAAATTACACACGTTGTATAATTCGAGCCGAACAAATGCGCGACGATGCGCATGATGTGTTTCCATTTCCAATAAACGTAACATACGGATGTAAAAATTTAGGAGAGAAGATATGACGACGGCACTTGTGGATGCTGACATCATCGCTTTTAAATCAGCTATTGCGGTAGAGGATTCAGGTGATGACCTAGTTCCAGCGAAAGAAGAAGACGCGTTTGCATACGCGGAAGTTATGCTAAGAGAATGGATACGTCCGGTAAAACCAAACAAAACTATTTTGTGTTTCTCCGATATCAAACGTAAATATTTTCGTCACGACATTTACCCTGAGTACAAAATGAATCGGAAAGAAAGTAAACGTCCGATGTTCTTAGCGTCAGTACGTGACTATTTACAAAAGCAATATTCATGGTCAGTTTTGTCAGGCTTAGAAGCTGACGATTTGTTAGGCATCTATGGAACACACCCCGACATTCCTGATCCCGTGGTAATCTCTATTGATAAAGACATGTTTACTTTGCCGGTAAAATTCTTCAACCCTGATAAGATGAAACGTTGGGTGAAGATTAATAAAGCACAAGCGGACATCACTATGCTAGAACAATCTATCATGGGGGATTCAACCGACAACTACAAAGGTATTCCAGGAGTTGGTAAAGTTGGCGCACATAAGATAACTAGCGCCGCTGCATCACCTAAACAAATGTGGATGAATGTAATACAAGCGTTCATCGACAATGGTTTAACTCAAGAGTATGCCATCACTATGATACGACTTGCTCGTATTTTACGATACGACGATTATAATTTTAACAATGGAGAAGTAAGACTATGGCATCCGAACAGTTTGAAGGCAGAATGGATTCAACCGTCAGCCCTAAACACTACCAATTCAGAGACGGAATTCAAACTATCGACTACATCGAAGCCGTCGCGGAAACGCTCGAAGGCGACGAAGCCGTCCAATTCGCAAACATCATCAAGTACGTCAGTAGATACAGAGGTAAAGGTAAAGCCATCCACGATCTCAACAAAGCAAGATGGTATCTCGACCGACTCATCACCATCGTCGAGCGAAAAGAAATGGACAATCACGGAGACATTGAGTGATGAGTAGTAACATTAGAGAAACGTATGTGACCCATTTCCAAAAGGCGATGGGTCAACCAATGAATGCTGAATTAAATGTTGATCTTTTGCAATTACGTATGGACTTAATTAAAGAAGAAGTTCGTGAACTTGAGGCGGAAGTTGGTGCTATTAGTTATCAATTAATAAAATCAAAAGAGCCAAACATCGAACAACTTGAGAACATGGTTAAAGAACTTGCAGATATAATGTATGTCGTTAGTGGCTTTGCGGTCACGTTCGGTATACCAATACAACCAGCGTTTGTGCGTGTTCATCAATCCAACATGACTAAATTAGTAGATGGTAAACCCATGCTACGTGAAGATGGCAAAGTAATTAAAGGCCCAAACTATAAACCACCAACAATGAAGGGACTAATTTAAATGATTTCAAATCACCATTACGGAATGACACTTCCGTTATCTAATGAAATTGATAAAGTAAAATATCGACAAACCGGCGAAGACTTTTATTCTAAAATAGTTCGGATTGCTGGCGCATTGAAAGACACGCCACAACACTTTGAAGAATTCAAAGACACGTTAAGAACTATGAGATTCTTACCCGCTGGACGTGTACAAAATGCAATGGGTGCAACAAGAATGACCACGGCTTACAACTGTTTTGTGTCAGGTACAATTGAAGATGATCTGTCTGATATACTTGATAAAGCAAAAGAGTCAGGTTTAACAATGAAAAAAGGTGGAGGGATTGGTTATGATTTTTCGAACATTCGCCCTCGTGGTGATCACATTGTTTCGCTTGATAGTAAAGCTAGTGGGCCAGTCAGCTTTATGGGAATATTTGATGCAGTATGTCAGACCATTGCTTCCAGCGGACACCGAAGAGGGGCGCAGATGGGGGTGCTACGTATTGATCACCCTGATATTATGGAATTTATTACTGCAAAGTCAAACGCCGATCAGCTAACCGGCTTCAATGTTTCTGTTGGTGTGACCGATGAATTCATGAGATGTCTGAAAGAAAAGAAACCTTTCCCACTTGTATATAAAGGGAAGGTGTATGACGAGATTGACCCCGTAGCTTTGTGGGATACCATCATGAGAAACACATGGGATTGGGCAGAGCCGGGAGTTTTGTTTATTGACACAATCAATAAAATGAACAACTTGTGGTATTGCGAAAGCATTGCCGCCACGAATCCTTGTGGTGAGCAGCCTTTGCCACCATACGGCGCATGTCTTTTAGGTTCATTTAATTTAGTTAAGTATGTGGTTGATGGTCAATTTGATTATGGTAAATTAACGGGCGACATTTATAATGTAGTTCGTGCTATGGATAACGTAATTGATAGAACAATTTACCCTCTTGATAAACAAAAAGATGAAGCGAAAAATAAAAGACGAATGGGTCTAGGTGTGACCGGTCTGGCAAACGCTAGTGAACTGTGTGGGTTTCCATATGGAACACAAGGGTGTTTAGATTTTACGGCAAAAGTTCTTGAGACAATTAGAGATTATACTTACGCCGCGTCATCTGATCTTGCTGCAGAGAAAGGATCGTTTCCTTTATACGATGCAGAAAAATATCTACAAAGTAAATTTGTCAGGACGTTATCAGATTGGGTTCAAGAAAAAATTAAAACTCAAGGTATTCGTAACTCTCATCTAACATCCATCGCTCCTACCGGAACAATTAGTTTAACTGCTGATAATGTTTCGTCTGGAATTGAACCACCGTTTGCACATTTCTATGATAGAACTATTCAACAATTTGATGGACATCAAGTAGAACGTGTGGAAGACTACGCGTATCATCAAGGTGTCGCGGGGAAAACGGCTAATGAAATTAGTGCGCAAGAGCATTTAGATATGTTGGCACTTGTTTCTAAGTATGTAGATTCGGCGGTATCTAAAACATGTAACGTTGGTGACAACGTGACGTACGATACTTTTAAAGAATTGTACCGCCAAGCGTGGGAATTAGGTTGTAAAGGAATCACGACATTCCGTGCATCTGGAAAGCGTTTTGGTATACTCAATGAAGTAAAAGAAGATGCTGAACCAAAAGCCGAAGCTTGCTTCATCGACCCATCTACGGGTCAAAAGCAATGTGATTAACTAATGAAGGGGGGTTCTGCCCATGAGTACCGAAGTACCAAAAATCTACGAAGATGTGGACACAATTCATTTTCCACATCGAACGTTTGATCTAATAAAGATGTTGGATAAAACCTATCCCCATCGTTGTATCGGTTCTAAGGAAACTCTCGAAGACCACATACGTTATGCTGGTCGTCGGGATTTAATTGATGAACTTGTAATGATGAAAGCACTTGAAGAAGAAGGAGACGAAAATGAAGATCAGAGAGATGGCACACCATGACGTTGATAAAGTTCTTGAACTTGGTCAAGCAATGCATGAGGAATCTTATTTTTCATTCCTAACTTTTAATAGGGAAAAGCTTCTCAAACTTTGGGCATCAATAATGGACTACCCTCAAATGTATTGTGGACTTGTCGCCGAAACGGACGATGAGATTATAGGACTGTTTGTTGGGGGTGTGTCCCCTCATTGGTTTAGTGACGAACTTTTTGCATCAGACATGGCATTGTACGTCACACCATCACACAGAGGTTCATCCGCTGGCGTTCGCCTACTTAAAGCTTATGATAAATGGGCAACAGAGTCGGGAGCAAAGGTAATCAATTTGGGAATCTCTACCAACGTCAACCAAGACCGGACTCAAAAGTTGTATCATAAATTGGGGTACAAAGATACCGGTCTATTTAATAGAAGGAAATTGTGAGATGTGTTTTCCATCACCTAAAGCACCACCGCCTCCTCCACCGCCACCGCCGCCACCACCAGCACCAACTGCACCAGCACCTAGTGCCGCAGCTTTGCCGGATAGTGAGGCTTATGCGAAGTCGAGACGTAAAGGTAAGAAAGATCAGCGCAAGAGTTTGCAGATCAATCTTAATTCAGGCGCATCCGGGCCAGTCGGCACGGGCGTAAACACTAGTCAATAAGAGGTTCATATGGCAGAGTCAGCACGTTCCCGCTACGAATTAATGAAACGAAAGCGCGACCCATATCTAAGACGTGCGCGAGACTGTGCTGCTCTTACCATCCCAGCTTTGATGCCACCAGAAGGTCACAACGAGTTTGCGATTCTTCCTGAACCGTATCAAGGACTAGGAGCAAGAGCCACAGTATCACTAGCGTCAAGGCTAATGGTTGCGATGTACCCACCTGGAAAATCTAGTTTTAAGTTAGATGTTCCAGCGGAAGTTCGTATGCAACAAGGCGAGATGGCACTCAACCCTGATATAGAACAAGGGTTAGTGATGTCCGAAAAACTAATAGGCGCAGAAATTGAAAGAAAGCAATGGCGACGTAACACCAATCTTTGTCTTCAATATCTGCTTGTCACCGGTAATTGTTTAGAATTTATGCAAGAAGATAATAGTATTCGTATCTTCCGCTTAGATCAATATTGTGTTTCCCGCACTATGGCTGGAGAAGTGCAAGAAATTATTACTGAAGAATATCTATCACCTGAAGCGTTACCTGAAAATGCACAATCAATGGTAGCCGCAGATGATTACTCCCAAAATCGTGTACCTCTTTATACCCATATTAAATGGAATTCAAAGAAACAAGAGTGGGATATTTATCAAGAAATCAATGCTAAAAAAGTATCAGGCTCTATCGGTACATATAAGCTATTACCTTATAATGCATTACGTTATACCGCCGTGGTTGGAGAAGACTATGGTCGAGGTAAAATCGAAGAGCATTTACCTGATCTTCGTACAATCGATGCCTTGTCAAAAGGTTTAATTGACGGTGCCGCAATGGCTTCAAGAAATGTAACAATGATTAGACCAAATGCCGCGGGGGGTTTAAACCTACGTCGTCGTATTGCAAAAGCAGAAAATGGTGAGATCATTGTTGGCAACCCTGAAGATGTTGTCATGTTGCAATTCCAAAACAATAACGGAATGCAATTGTGTGCAGCTGAACTTGAAAGACAAACGCGTGAGATTTCACAAGCGTTTCTCATGAGTGGTTCAGGCGTCCGTGATTCCGAAAGAACTACCGCTTTTGAAATTAGAAAATTAACAGAAGAACTTGAGTCCACATTGGGTGGCGTTTATTCACAATTGAATCAAGACATGCAACAAGCGCGTCTTAAAAGATTAGTGAATCAAATGAAAACTAATGGACAACTTCCTGATTGGCCTGACGATATGATTGAACCCGTGATACTTACGGGTCTTGAGGCTTTAGGACGTGAGCAAGATGTCAATCGTGTTCAAGTTGCATTGCAATTTATTCAAGGACTTCCCCCTGAACTTGTGTCTTACGTAAAGATGGATGTGTTATTATCCAAAGCTTTTCATGGACTAGATTTACCAGATGCCGTAAGGTCTACTGAAGAAGTAAAACAAAAGCAACAACAAGAAGCGCAACAACAAACCATGCAAGGCGGACAAGAAGCAATGGCACAAGCCGCGGGACAGATGATGGGACAACAAATCGCGTCACCTGAACAACAACAACCACAATAAGATATAAGGAAAATTTATGGCTGAAGAACAAGAGAACGCAACCCCCGTCGCGGGGTCTGAAGAGTATAATGAACAAATGGTCACAAAGTATCGTAGCCAAGAGGCAGATGGTGAAACGGGAGAAGAACTTGTTCCCGTTCCTGAAATGCCTGAAGGCGGTTTCGATAAATTTTATGACAATAAAACCGGTAATTACTCGTGGGAAAATCATGCAAAAGAACTTGCTTATCGCTTGGAACAGAACACTCCACCGGAGAGCAAAACTCCGGAGACACCAAAGGAAGAACAGTCGGGAGAGTCGGAGCAAGTTCGTACCATTTATGAGTCAGCCGGTCTTAAACGAGAAGACCTCGAAGCTGCTTACCAATCCGACGGAGACTTCACCGAAGATCAATATGTAGCTTTGGAAAAAGTTGGAATACCTCGCGATCTAGTTACACAATACGTTGACAACATGGGGTATAGACAAGAGGCACAAACTAAAGAGGCTCTTGAATATGCCGGTGGTGAAGACGAATGGAATGCATTGTCTAAATGGGCAGCCGATAATATTCCGGAAGAAGAAGTGCTTGAGTACAATACCTTACTTGCGTCACCAAATTGGCGTATTGGTATTGATGCTATGAAAGTTCGTATGGGCGCGACCGCACCTAACCGTAACGAACCTCGACTATTAAGCGGAGAACAACGCTCTGGTAATACGTTTGGGTATCGTAATAAAGGTGAGATGATGTCTGATATGAAGAACCCAAAGTATTCAACTGACGCAGCTTTCCGTCAAGAAGTGATGCGAAAAATGCAATCAGCAACTTGGGATTTAGACGGACAATAGTGTTTACAAAAAGAATAGAACAGAGGTGGCGAAAGTCATCTCTGTTTTTTTCGCCTTTAGAGTGAGGTTCTGCCCACAAAGGTGCAAGAATGCCAATAATAGTACGTTAGACCCGTTACGACGGATAATCTAAATCGGAAATAATTAGGCTTCATTTTCGTTTTAAATCAATCTAACTAAACATAGGAGAAAAGTCATGGCCCTAGGCGATGCATCATCCGTAGTACGTTTTGGTAAAGGAGCAACCTCTGGTGGTTCGCTAGATAACCGAAGCCTCTATTTGGATTTATTTGGAGGAGAAGTCATTACGGCTTTTGACTCCGCAACTGTTACACTCGATAAGCATACTGTAAAGTCCCTCGCGGGCGGTGCGAAATCTTATCGTTTCCCTAAAACTTGGAAAGCGGAAGCTGAATATCATACACCCGGCACAGAAATGCTTGGTAATGATTTCTCGACTTCAGAACTAACCATTAATGTAGATGACATTCTTGTGTCGCATTATGGTATTGCTGATCTCGACCGTATCCTAAGTCACTTTGACATGCGCTCAATTATCTCATCTGAAATGGGACGCGCACTAGCTAAAGTATTTGACCAAAACGTGTTCAGGCAATTGATCTTGGCAGCCCGTACTGCTGCGGCATCACCCTTTCCGGGCGGTGAATCTATTACTGATACTTCACTTGCGGCTTCCGCTGGTGTGTATTCAGGTACAGATTGGATCGACGCTATACGTGACGCGAACATTAAACTCTTTAACAAAGATGTTCCAGAGTCTATGCCTCGTTACCTTGCGGTCACTACTGAAATCTTTGACGCAATTAAATATGCTAAAGATGCAACCAACAATTACTTAGTACTTAATCGTGATTTCGGTCACGCGGGTGCGGGTGGTATTGATGGACGTGCAGAGACTATGATGATCGACGGTGTAACCGTTGTGAAATCTCGTAACATCCCATCTACTGATGAATCTTCTACTGCAACAGTATTCTCGAAATACCGTGCGAACTACACAAACACCGTTGGTGTTATGTGGTGTCCACAAGCCGTTGCAACTGTCAAGCTTCTTGATATTTCTCTTGAGACTGAGAGAGATGTGAGACGTCTTGAGGATTTCATGGTCAGCAAGATGTTTGTTGGTCACGGCACAATGCGCCCAGAAATGGCGATTGAGTTGAAGTCAGCTTAAAGTAATTTAGGGGGGGCATGGGATATCCTATGTCTCCCCTTTTTTTTGATGAGAGGAAATATTATGTTAACAAAGCTACAAGCCGTAAACATTATCCTTGATTCAATTGGTGAAACGCCGATCTCGTCATTAACTTCAGGTTTGCCTGACGGAGAAAGTGCTGAAGCTAAATTGGATGAGGTCAAACTAGAAGTTTTATCTAAAGGTTGGCATTACAACACAGAAGATATTAAACTTAAAAGAAACTACCAAAATGAAATTCTACTTCCCGTGACTTATATGCGGGTTGATACGATCGATAGTGACCGTGACACTAATGTAAGTGTACGTGTTAACTTAACTAAAAGAAAACTATACGATCTAACTAAAAAAGTTTTTACTTTCGATAAAGATTTACTATGTCGAGTAACCGTAAATTTTGAATTTGAAGATTTAACAATTGAACTTCAAAACTATATAGCATTTCGTGCAGCTCGAAAATTCCAGGAATCTTCTATGGGATCAGTTGCGCTAGACAGTTTTACACAACGTGCCGAAATGGAAGCATGGGCTGCGCTACAAGACGCTGAGTCAGAATTAGAGGATAACAACATTCTCAAAGACAATGCGCATTGTTACTATGCCACCCACCGTTATCACACATTATCAGGGAGATAAAATATGGGTAAGCTAATAGAGCAATCCATCAAAACGCTCTATCAAGGGGTGAGTCGACAACCTGATCCCGTGCGCTTGCCCGGTCAGGTACAAGAAGCAGAGAACATTTTAGTGTCTGTAGTAACGGGCGGTTTCGAAAGTAGACCAGCGTCCCGTCATATTTCGTCAATGTCTCATATTCTAGATAGTGATACGCCCGCAATTTACGCGTATAGTCGAGACGCTATTGAGCAATATTTAATTACAATTAATGGGGGCGACCTAAAAGTATTTGACTTAAACGGTGTGGAAAAGACAGTTGCATTTCCAGATGGAAAAACTTATTTAGTAGCGACCGACGCTGAAGAGTCTTTCTCATTTGTAACAATCGCTGATTACACCGTCATTGCTAATAAAACCACTACAGTTGGAATGTTGGCTTCAACTTATGTTCCACAATATCGCGGACTTATTAACTGTCGAACAACTAATTCATCAACCACATACACCATCACATTAACTACGGGTGGTGTCACAACAACTATTTATAATAACGCAGTAACAACTGCACTTTCAAACACAGAACTCGCAACGTCAATTATAGGTGGCTTAACATTACCATCAGGAGTGACTGCCGTACAGAACGGCGAAACAATTGTTCTTACGGGAACGGCATTATTTACGCTAGAACATTCAGGAACAGACGCTACATATGGCCCGTACACAATGACGGACTCTGTGCCTGATCGAAAATACTTACCGTTATCCGCCCCCGCTGATTACCCAATACGGGTGGGGTCAAATATTGACGGCGAATTAATTGGCTATTGGGCAAAGTTTGATTCTTTTGAAGGTGGCTGGATTGAAGCTGCTGACCCACACGCTGATAACTATTTCAATCCTTCAACCATGCCACATGTTTTGGTTAGAGAAGCAGACGGCTCATTTACATTTAAAGAAAATGATTGGGAGCCGCGAAAAGCTGGTGATGTCGATACAGTTAAGAACCCAGACTTCGTGGATAATAAAATTACCGCGTTGGCGTTCCACAGAAATCGCTTAGTGTTTGTGTCAGGTGAAACTGTATTCATGTCACAATCATCACAATACTTTACCTTCTGGCCCGACTTCTCAACCCAATCACTTGATAGCGACGCGTTTGGTCTTGTGGCGTCTTCTTCAACCGTGAACGATTTGAAACACGCCGTTGGTTTTAGAAAATCATTATTCTTAACGTCAAATAAAGCACAGTTCGAAGTATCTGGTGATGCTACTTTTACACCATCAAATGCTACTGTGGATTTATCAACATCATATTTGACAGAGGATTCGTGTGAGCCAATTACTTTAGGTAATACATTATATTTTGCCGCGAAGTCTGGTAGAGACGCTATTGTTTTTGAGTATCAATACGATGACAACTCTGTCTCTAACATCGCACAAGATGTCACCTTACATGCATTAGGTTATATCCCAGCCCCATTAGTCCGAATGACGGGGGACTCAACTAATGATATGATCATGCTATTATCAAAATCAGATCGATCTTCATTATATATTTATAAGATGTATGTAGATGGAGAAACTAAAGCACAATCTGCTTGGTCGAAATGGACGTATGGTTCTACATCTAAAATAAAATGGATGGCGGTTATTGACGGCGAGATGTATATGGTCTTGTCAAGAAACGGTACAGTAGTATTTGAAAAGACATTCTTGCGATATGAGTTGTCTGATGAAAAACATCCTTATCAAATATCAATGGATCGACAGATAACCGCAACCGGTGTGTATAGTGCTATTACTAACTTGACTACATGGACTACACCTTACGAACACAACAGTTCATCACGTGTGGTTCTTTCTACAGATTTTCCCGCTGGGCAAGTTGGTGAAGTATTGAACGTAGCGTATCCGACCACAACGACTATTACTTCGTCAGGAGATTATTCAAGTGGTTCTGCAATTGTAGGAGAAACCTTTACATCTTCAGTTACTTTATCTAAATTGTTTCCAAGAGACTCAAACAATCAGAAGCTAACTATGACCGGTGGACGTTTTCAAATTCGAAACATTGTGTGTAACTATAAACAGACGGGATTTTTTAGGTGTGAAGTAACACCTGAATTTAGAACCCCTGATGTTTACACTTTTAATGGACGTGTCGTTGGTTCAGGTAGTTCAAAAGTTGGAGTCGCGGCTATCTCTGAATTAGGTGGATTTAGAGTTCCCATAAAATCGGATGGTAAAACAGTCGGAATACGTATATTTAATAATTCCGAAAAACCAATGAATATAACATCCATCGATTACGTTGGGTTCTTTAATGAAATCACAAGACAGGGGTAATTATTATGTGTGATCCTATTACAATTATGATGATCGCTTCTAGTGCCATGCAAGCCAAGCAACAGATGGATCAAGCTAAACGTATGGAACAACAAGCAGCTAGGCAAGCAAAAGCACAGTACGAAGCATCGAAACAACAAGCTGAAGCAGAGTATGCTGAAGCCAATCGAAAGATTGCAGAAGAACAAGAAGATAATTTAGATCAACAATCAGAGCGTGTTCGTCAATCTAATGAAGACATTGGATCATTACAAGCGTCGGAGACGTCGTTGTCTAACAGTTCTTTGGGTTTAATTATGTTTGAAGAAATGTACGGCGAAGCGTTGAACGTTACACGTATTGATAAAAACTCCGCAAGAGCGTTGGCGGGACTTGAGTCAAATAAAGCAGCGTCTGAACAGAATTACAGTAACGTCACCACACAAGCTGAGAACCAAGCGGGGAACGTAATGGCTGAAGCTTCCGCTAAGAAGACCGGTGCTATCCTAGGATTCGCAAGCACCTCGCTATCAGCGGGACAACAATATGGCGCAAGACAAGACACGCTTAGTGCTATAAGAGGTGAACCACCAAAGAAAAGTTTTTGGACAACTCCATTATAAATAATATAACTTCAACGAAGGAGAATCTTCATGGCTAGACAAGCCCGTACAAAGTCAGTTTTGTCCCAGCTTTCTGGTAATACCAAATTAGAGGTTGGTAGTGCTAAAGTAAATCACGCTATTAAAAAGCACGTATCATCTATGGTTGGCACAGACATCATGGCGGGTGAAGCAACATTGTCAAATGCGTTTAACAACTTCTTTGGGACAATGCAAAACACAATGCAAAACATGGCGAAATCTGCACATGAGATTGACAAGTTGGAAGCTACCAGATTTGCTGAAGAACAAAAAAGACAAGGTGCTATTGCTGGTAATACCAAAGCATTAGAGTCTACTCTTACTACAACATATGACTCTAGTGGCGCGGTGACAACCGTACCACAATCAAAAGCAGATAGATTGAAAAATTTCAATGAAGCTGAAACCAATAGTAATAATATACACTACAACCAAGCTTATAAAGAATCCCTTGGATCACAATTAGGGGCTGATTTGTATGCTGATATGTTGATTAAATCAGCCGATTGGAAACCCGCAGATTTTGACACTAACGCTAAAGCGTGGTGGGATAAAAATTATGCGCAAGGTTCAAAGGACTCTACGGTAAATCAATTTGCACAAGCAGCGTTTCAGAAAAATATTGTTAAGTTAAGTGCTGAAAAACAAGTTCAAGTTATAAAAGAAAATCGCGCTAAAATTGAAACAACTATTGTTGATGGATTGGTCACCACATTTCAAAATCCTGGTGGTAATATTGTTGACTCTTATATGTCAGCTATGAAAAAAATGCGGTCAATTATGCCCGGACAATCTGATGGCGCGGTGTCATCACGTGTTCTAAGTGCAATGGTCAAAGGCGCAAAGATTAGTCCCGAAGCTGGTCGCAGATTTGCCGTTTTTTTGGATAAACAATTTATACCGGTGGGTGATAAATCTGGCACTAACGATGGTCTTCAATCACTACGAGAAAAGTTTCCATCGCAAGTATCACAACTTCTTGTTGATGTGAACGCTGCCAACCAAAAACATTTAACACAAGAAGGGTCAAAATCCGTCACCGAATCACTATCTGATTTAGCTACAATTGAATCTACATTTAAACACAACCCTTCAGGTTTATCGACGGCTCTTAATGAGTGGTATAAAAAAACATTTCTTTCACTTTCTGGAACGTCTGGAGTATCTACACCACAAGTACAAAAAGTTAAAAGTGCGTACCTGAAACTAGCACTTGAAAACGCAACGTTTCTAACCCAACAAAGTCAACTGATGAATAATGTAAGTACGGGAGATGCGGGAGATTTAACTGCGGCAAATGCTAAAACCGTGTTGGGTAAAATGTCTTTAAACCCTAATTTTGATTTTACGGCTGATAATCAAAAACAATTTCAGTTTGGTGAAATCATTGGTGCTGCCGTTGATCGTTACGGAATTGGAGTTATTGACGACACTTTGAAAGCTAAAATAAAAGCGGGTCTTTTGTCTGAGAATACTGAAATTGTAGATCGCACACTATCAATGCTAAAACAAATTGATTCTACAAATGATTTAAGTCAAATAAAAGATGACGTGTTTGGGCAAGACAAAGTGGTTGGCCCAAAGATTGCTTCTCTTATATCAGGCACAGACACAATAACTAGTAGTGCGACACTTCTACCAGAGTATGAAGAAGCGCATAAACTAATTGACGAAACCGGTCTAATGAATATGATTTTTGCGGAAGACATTAAATCAGGTGAATCTGACGTTGCTAGTAAGCCTAAAAGGGTAGCTGCATATAATAATTGGTTAAAGTCATCCGCAACCGCTGAAATTTTTGATGAAGTAATTTTAGGCGATATGATTTGGGGAAGCCCAGAAATGGATAATACTTTGGTCAGTCGTTTAAAAGACATGATGACTCAAGGGGTTGCTGATTTAATTGTTAGTGGTAAATGGACAACTGATGATGACGACAATCAAGACAATCTTATAAAATCGATGGCTAATAAATTAAAAGGTAAAGTTGTGTATTACAACGATGCTTTACATTATAAAGCTGATGCAGAAATGTTCCTTGATGTTGGAAAATTCGGACAAATTCCGGTCGGTAATCAGATTAATAATCCTGATGGTGAAGTAGAAGATGTTTTAGGCAATATGAATGAAGCCGCTTTAACGATTACAGATGGTTTTCCTGATTTAAATATTACCGATGGTGGTGATATTCAAATACGTCCTTCAAAATATTTCAATATACCCGTCACTTCAATAGACGCGATGGGAACTGAAACAACAAAAAACGTAACCGTTTACGGTATTTTTGATAGTTTAAATCCTACTACACCTATCGGTTTAAATGTCGGGGTTGAAATGAATGTAGAACAGATTACTAAAATTAATGCAGATGGATCATCTAGTCGTGATGGGTTTAGTTGGTGGCAACCACAACCAAATTCTACAATCAAATTTACCGGTGATTATAAAAATGATTTACTAATGGCTCAAAAGTATTTAAATCCATACGTAGTTTTATCACCTTACGGAGAGAAAGATGGTGATGGTAGATATTCAGGGTATCATTTAGGTGTTATACCTCATTTTGTAGATACAGATGAATCAACAACTAAAAATGATATCTTACTACAATTATTGAACAACATGAAATAGGAGACTTTAATGCCTGATTTAGAAGAAGAACTAAAGGTGGGTTATGAAAACACACATAATGAATTAACAACTTCAGGATTTCTACCACCTTCAGAAAACATTACTGTCCCCGCGCATTACAAAAAATTTAACCAAGCAAATCCTTCCGAAGTGTACGATGGTATGTTTAATCAAGCACTTGCTTATCACGGCCCAGCGGGTCTAGGTGAGCCTGGTAAATACAATCAAGATCGATTTGATTTTATCACTACGGAAGAAGGTTATAATGGATCAGTCCATATGGTTAACGGTATTAAACATGTAGGCTATGGAACAAACTTAGAAGCTAATCCAACTATTGTTCAAGACGTTCTTGGGTTTACTCCTGAAAAATATCAAAAACTTTTATCTGGTGAAATCATTTTAGATGAAGCGCAATCTCGTAGATTGTTTGATTTTAAAGTTCAAGAAGCAGAAAAAATTGTGCAGTCTAGATTAGAAGGAGTTCCATTAAATGCCAATCAACGTATTTCTCTTGTATCTATGGCTTACAATTCACCCGCCCTCATTGGCCCAAATCTTATTAAACATCTTAAAGGTGGAGACGCAGCGTCCGTCAGTTACGAGATACTTAACCTAAGTAATGCAAATAAATTAAAAGCATTGGACTCACGCCGTAAAAGAGAACATGATAAATTCTTTGGTAATAACCCAGATTTAGCTAATATTGAAAAAGGTCAAGACTTCCGAAAACGACCAGACACATTTAATTTTGCGTCTTTGTTGGGTATTTCATCAGCGCAAGCAGATACGATTAAACCTTTTGCTAAAGTAAAAATGTCAAAAGTTGCGCCTGAACCGGTCACGTCTAATATTGTTGATAAAATAATGATGCTTTCGGAAATGTTTTCTTTTGAGGCTAAAGAAAAACCATTAGAAAATATTGAACCTAATATACCATTGCCTAAATCAAAGCCTGAAAATTTTGAAGAAAAAGTAGCATTCGACAAAGAGATGAAAAAAATGTTGACACGTTCAGACGGCATCAATGAGCCAATATCTGAAGTTGACGAATTTCTAGAAAAAGCAATACCAATTAAAAATGCTATCCCCGCGCCCGTACGTGCGGTAATGATTTGGGCGACAGAAGGTCTAATTAAAAAAGCTGGAAGAACCGTTGGATTTGACAAAGAGACAATGGATAAATGGAGTCCCGCTGGTAAACAAGTCTATGGGGCTAACTTTTTCTCACCAGGCGCACGAGACGTATTGAGACAAATGGCAGAGTATTGCCAATCTAAAGGTAAAAAATCATGCAAGTACCAAGATTGGGATGAATTGTTTGGTGTCATGGACGTTAATGGGATGTTTGCATCTGAGATGGTTAATTTTAGAGATGGTCTAAATAATTTACCTAAAGTTCTTAAATCAAAAGGAATGAGTTTAGAACGTCCGTCGGCTGAAGAATTACATAAAGTCGCGTATGGTAATAGTATTTTAGGGTCACTTACAAAAATGACTTCCGATTTTTATGATCCACGTTTAGAAGCGTTAATGACAATTGGTCAATTTACGTTTACAGAAGATGACAATGGGAATCTTATTGTGGGTAATGATAATAAAGAAATGGATGAATATAACTTTAAAAAAAATATGAGTAGAACACGTGGTAAAGACGAAACGTTTTTCTACGCGTGGTTTAGACAATTGTTTGCGGATGAAGATGCGGAAGCAAAGTTTGGATTTAGAGTCAACCTTGGGAGAAAATAAGAATGGCTGAAGAGTTTACCTACGGCGTTACGCCCATCAACGCAGAAGTTGATGCTGAAGAAAGGGCGAAAATACAACGTTATACTAATGCTATTAACGCAGTTTCTACGCCGTATAAGGCGTCTGGTGTGACAACGCCCGCTTTAGGTTTCTTTGGGACGATGTATGAAACGTATATGCAAGAAACTATAATTGGTGATTCACTTCGTTATGGTATGTTTATTGACGATAAGTCTGCACAAAATTATGGGGAATCAACCGGCGATCTTGTTCCGGAAGATATGCAAATGTACTACGACCCTGAAAACAGATTCAATCCTCAAAAATTCTTTATGGGTAATTATAAAGACCTAACTGACGCAGAGTCTTGGGTTCGTCGTGGGATGTTTGAAGATGTACACGGCCCACAACAATTCATGGAGCGTGTGGAACGTCTTCGTAAAATGCATAACGCTCGTGGTGATCTACATGGTGGAAGTATTTTAGGAATGTTAGTTGGCGGTTTAGCTTCTTTCATAGACGTATCAACTTTTGTACCAGGATTAAACGTAGTTAAAAAGGTCGGAACTGCGAAAAAAATTGGCACATATATGCTAAACGGTATGATTGCACAAGGAGTTCAAGAAAGCGCACTACAACTACGACAAGACTTACGTACTACAATGGAAGCTGGTATTAACCTTACGGCTGGTGGTGTGTTCGGTGGTGGTGTTGGTGTGTGGAAAGCTGCTCGTGATCCTTTGAGTTCACTACACGTTTCAAATCCTAATCATTGGTTGAACCCTCAAAACCCCGTATACATGGGGGTATCTAATTTTGGTAATGGTCTTGCAAATAGCGCGGTGTTAAAACCAATCATTAAAGGTGGTAAGAACACATTTGAAGTAGTAGCTGAAAATCCGGTTGCGCGTTCCGCTGGTGCGATGGCTGCTGAAAGTGTGGCACTTGGTGCTAGAATTGTAAAACCTACCGCACTTATGGCACAAGGAGCATTACGATCTGGTGTTAAAGTGATAGGTCGAGGTGGTGTAAAAATTTTACAGAATAGATACATTGGTGGAACAAGTCCTTTGATTAGAGGATTAACAAGTGCTTCTAGTAAAATGGCATTGATCACCGCAAAATTATATGACACCGGTGGTATTCTATTGAACCACATGCAAAAAGGTAAAGCTGAAGCGTCTATTGAAGATAAGACTAAGCGTCTATTAGATAGTCATGAGCAAGTTGCCCTTCGAGCCAAGGATAATATTATTCAGACTCGTATGGACTTGGCGAAATTAAATGGTGAAAATTTTTCCCCTATTGGACAACGAGCGTCAGAAACGGCAACTCGTGCTAGTCAACTAGGTAAAGACATAATCAAAGGTAAAAATCAATCAGGACGTAAGCCACCCATTGAGCGTGGTACGGGTACTAATTTTGACGATGCTGAGTTTGTTGCTATTGCTCGTGAAATGAATTTTGGCAATCTAACTGATGATATGATTGCTGGATATAAAAATAGATTTGGTGATGAAGGTTGGCAAATTATTGAGCGAAACGCTCGTAAGCTGGCAGATGACACTAGGGCTTATCATGATGCGCAAATAGAATTACTAGAAGCTTTAGGCATGGCTACAAAAGGTGACCAAGATTATGTCATGGCGCAGTTGTGGAGTAGTAAAGCTATTCGTGCAAATCGTACTGAAGCTATAGCATTCTTCCACGGCGTCTTTGCTAAAAAGCCAAGCGATGAATTTCTTCTTGAAAGTCATTTGATGACTGAAGATCAATTTAATAAATTAGGCAAAGAAGAAGTTACCATAAAAGGTGATCAAATTATCGCTGGTAAAAATGTCAAAGAAGTTAAATATGATATTGATAAAGGTTTTGAGAAAAAGCAAGAAATTTTAGAAGATTGGTCTGGTAATGTCGATCGTAGTCTTGAAGCCGAAGCGTCTTTAAAACTTTCACTTGCTGAAGAAAAACTATATACCGCACGTAGAGCGGCAGTTTTAGCGGCACGAGACTTACGTAAAAATAATACTGATATTAAAAATGCGACAGTTGCTGAAGTTGAGAAAATTATTAAGTATCGTCAAGGGCAACGTGAAGCAATTGCTTTAGAAAAAGAAAAAATAAAGCTAGAAAAAGAACGTACTCAAACTGAATTAAAAGAAGCAGAAGCTGAATTAATTGTTCGTATGAATCAATATCATGAGATATCTGCAAGAACTAGTGGTATCAAAAAGAAGCGAATTACAGAAGTTAAAGAAGCTGAAGCATTGATGAAAATGATTGAAGGCGAAGGTGTATTAGCATCTAAAGCTGATATCGACGAAACACGACGTATGGTGACTAAAGCTGACAATGAACTTGCAAGATCAGGAGAAGATGCATTAGGTGAAGCAGTCGAGAAAGCTGCGAAAAAGCCGGTATCTTCACGCCGTCTCGCAACGCTTCGTGAACGTTTAAATAACTACAATAAACGTCTTTCTAAAATTGATAGCACTCTTGCTCGACTTGATCCAAAACTTGAAAAAGTTGGTGTGGCGTTGGCGGCCGCAAAGAATGCCAAAGCTAGTATCACCAAAAATAGAAAAATTTTAGCAGACGAACTTAAACTTAAAAATAAAGAAGCTGGACAAAGCAAACGAGGTGTTAAGAAAGCTAAGAAAGAGTACAACAAACAAGCAAACCGTGCGCCTTTGTATACATACATTGAAGAATTAGTGGCTAAATTGTCTGACGGAAAGCGTGATCCATTTGGGGGCTGGGACGGAGAACTTATTGCAGCTTCAGGAAGAACAAAGAAACGTCAAATTGTTTTGACAAATGAACAACGTCTTGAAGCTTATCGTCTAGGAATTTTAGACGACGATCTTATGTCGGCGATGCGTCGAAGTGCGGAAGACTTAGCACCACGTATGGCTCTTAGAGATACGTTTGGTCATAAAGCTGAAAAAGAAATTGTCGAAGATTTACAAGCAGAAGTACAAGCCGACTTTGATTTGCTTAAATCTGGTAAATCAAAAGCACAACGAGATAAGATACAAAAGAAAGCTGATGAAGCTAAATCTGATATTGAAAACGGTATTTTAAATCTGTTAGGACAGTACGGAAAACCAATAGACCCTGAAGGATTTCTTTCTTGGTTTGGTAAAACTGCACGTTCTTTTAACTACGTCCGTTACGGATCAGGATTTATCATACCTTCATTGACTGATCTATCCAATGTGCTTTTCACATCTGGTTGGGGGACGTTTGCCGTTAAAAACTTTAAACAATCAAACGCCGCACTTAAAGGATTGCGAAGTCCTGAAATTTCCAGAATTGCTATTTATAGTGAAAGATTGATGTCTTCAAGCGCAAACATGAAAATGATGGGCGTTGAAGACTTAGGTTCAAAAGTAGGCATTGGGGATCATGGAACATGGAAACATTATGGTACAAGTATTGTTGATCGTAGCTTGGGTGGCTTAACGGAAACGACAAACGTAATGTCAGGAATGCGATGGTGGAACACTCGTATGAAAGCAATTGCCATGATGGAAATGCAACATAATCTTGTAGTTAAGATGCAAAACTACGCTAAACTTTTTGACACGGCTTCTGCCCAAAAAGGTGGCGCTGCTGAACAAGAGATTGCAGAACTTGCCGCTTTAGGGATAGGTAGAGACGAAGCAAGATCAATCCAAAAAATGATGAAAAAACACCCGCCATCATTAGATAAAGGTGTTTATGAACTTGAAATGGGGAGGTGGTTGAATGAGGGACTTGAGGGTCAACGGGCTTATGATGCGGTGTTTTCTGCATTAGACCATACTGCTACACGAGCAATCATGACACCAAGTAAGGGTGACACGCCGTTCTTTATGTCTCGTGGATTTGGTAAGGCTCTATTACAGTTTCAAACATATGGCTTTGTCTCAATGACAAAATACATGTTACCAGCATTTCAACGTATGGCAACATACGGAGATTTACACGCCTTTATGACACTCAACATACAAGCGTTACTAGGCTACACCGTGGTGGCAGCAACTGATCTTAAACGTAAAGGTGAAATCTTAGACAGAACACCAACAGAATGGGGCTACGACATTATGGATCGTTCAGGGTTCTTAATGTGGCTTTCGACACCTATGGCTCAAATATCAAAAGAATTGAATGTTTTTGGTGGTGGAGTGGGATCACGTTACTCAAGTGAGCGTAACAGATTCGCGTTAGTAGGTGGCCCAACCGGTGGTCTATTGCAAGACCTAATGGACTTAAAAGACTCTTCCGTTCGAGGAGATACAGATGCTATGCAAGACACCTTGATCAAATTGATGCCATTTAAATTGTATTACCAACTTGCAAATGTTGCAATGGGTAATGAAAACTAACATTGAGGGGGTCATTGCGCCCCCTCTTATTCTTATAAGGAAATTATAATGCCAGCATTTGCACGTGAAGTGGTAACGGTAACAAGCTTGGCGGGAACTGATGCGACGCACTTTGACATTCCTTTCCCGTACATTGCTCAATCCCATGTTCTTGTATTTAAAAACGGTACACAATTATCACAGTCTACTGCTTCAGTAGTAGGCGATTATCAATTTGACGCGACATTATCTAGTCGAGTCATTCTAACAACACCCGCCGCTATCGGTGATTCGATGGTGTTTCAGCGTGAGACTTCACCGGGAACACGTCTCGTCGACTATCAGACCGGTTCAGTTTTGTCGGAAGAAATTCTTGATCAAGATAGTTTACAAGGATTTTATTTAGCCCAAGAGGCAAACGATATTAAAGAAGTTGCGATGGCTCGTAACTCCGCAAACAATTGGGAAGCTGGCACATCTCGTATTATTAATATGGCAGCTCCGGTCGACGACACAGACGCGGCCAATAAAGCTTATGTTTTATCCGCAACGGCAACTCAAGTCAGCACGGCAACCACACAAGCTGGTATTGCGACTACACAAGCGGGTCTAGCACAAGGCTACGCAACGGCATCTGCCGGTGCGACGTCGGCGGCCACAACCGCTGAACAAGCACGAGATGATGCAATCGCAGCACAAGTTGCGGCAGAGGCGGCATTAACAGTTGCTGGACTACCAAGTTCATTATCTGCTGGTTCATTTCTACAAATTAATAGTGCGGGAACGGGCTATGATCTCGTTACTTCGGTGGCTTCTCCACAATTCTTTGGACTTAAAATGTCAGCAAACGGACAAGAAATTATTGTAGATTATGGAAAAATTGACGTTGATGTAAATGATTACAAAACTTGGACACTTGGTGAGAATATCGCATTTGGTGTAACTACTTCTAATAACTTAGCATACACCATCTAAAGGAGACGATTATGCAAATTGATTATACAAAAATCGGCTACCGTTGGAAAGGTGAGTATTCCGCCACGGCGACCTATGTAAATGGAGACGTCACACGTAAAGAAGGTGGAATATACGCTTACAACGGGACTACGTGGGTTAAGCACACCCAAGATCAACAAAACGGTACGGCAAAAGGTGAAGTACTTACACCCGATGACACCACCGTTGTGTCTGGTATTGTCGACCAAACACTAGAAATTAATGGACTTGGGATGCCTGAGTTTGCTTTTCCAACAGATAACCCACGTCGAACCGGTGTGGCAAAACTTCCAAAGATTGATTACGCTGACAACTCTGGCGCGGGTATGGTAGAAACAATGTACTTTATTATGTCCGATGGTACAATCATGGCAGTTGGTCGTACAATATATGGCGCACTAGGTGGAAAAACACAAGCAGATCAAAATTGTAATAGACCTACACAAGTTATGTTTCCTGAAGGTGCGGGGCGTATGGTTGATGTTTACCCATGCATTTACACCGTACATTCAATTGATCATAAAGGTCAATTATGGGGTTGGGGTTACAACAATTACGGACAAGTTGGAGTTGGAAACACTACCAATCAATGGACTCCAAAGTTAATTAATGGTCAAGGTGACCTTCCCGCCGATGCAAAAGTAACTGACGTTTACATGAGTAACAATGAAGCATCAGTTAATGCTAGAATTTTTAGAACTGATGACGGTAGAATGTACTACGTCGGACGTAATAGACAATCTTCAGGCGGTACTCAAGAAACTAATAGTGGTGATTATGACCTAACAACACCAAAATTAATTACTAAATCAGCCGAAATACCAATGGTTAAAGCTTATCTAGGTGGCGGTGATTATATGGTGTCTGTGTTAAAAGATGCTGCTGGTAGGATGTATATTTGTGGTGAGTACAATAGCGCGGGCAATTACGTATACCCCGTGGCAGATTGGCGCTCCGCTCAACATACTTTAATCCCACAAACTGCCGTTTACCCCGCAAAAGATTTTATGTTTCATGGGTCTTACTTTCACGGATCAGGTGCGGGTGAATATCGTATTGCCGTAATTCTTTTCGAAAACGGAGAGATTATGCATTGGGGTGGTAACGAAAGTGGGTATAACGTTACACCACGTGTGTACAACCCTGGTGGTATGATTTCTGATGGTCGCGCAAATGGTAACAATTGGAAACAAGTATCTTGTTGGAATGGCTATTACCCAACCATAATGGGCATTAAGAACGATGGATCGATGTGGTATATGGGGTATTTACCCGGTGCTGGGTCGTACGGAACACAATATTCTCCGGGTACTGTATCCAATGTTTGGACAAGATTAGTTGAGTATGGTTACGACAATAAAAGATTTGTAACACAAGGCATCAACTATGGACGATTTTGGATGGTCGAAAAGAATAACGGATCATTTCAGAATGGTGGATACAATGGCACGGGTGTTGCTGGGAACGGCACGATAACAGATGGCTATCTTGGTAACGTTCCCGATAGTTTAATGAAACTTAATAAACCTATTAAAGAGTGGATCGTTGGTGGGTATATGCAGCAAGCATCCAGCTACAACACGTTTTACGGTTTAGGTTATGACGGAAACGTTTACTCTACCGGCTACGATAATTATGGGCAACTTGGTCGTGAAGATGAGCAAGAATACGCTACAACCCCCTCACCCGTTAAATTTTAAGGAAATAAATTATGGCAACAATATCACTTGGTAAAGTGTCGTTTAGTTGGAAGGGTGCTTACTCTTCTGCAACGACTTATAATAAACAAGACGTCGTGTCTTATAATTCAAGCACATATGTCTGTGACACAGATGGCACAACCGGTGTCAACCCAGCAACTATTACGGGGACACTAGTTTCAACAACTACTAACCATACAGTAACTGTAGGGGTAGTTGGTGGCAGTAATAAATACTTTGTTGATGGCGTACAACAAGAGACACTACACTTGTTAAAAGGTGGAACATATGTCTTCAATGTCGCTGACTCTACAATGACCGGTCACCCTCTCGCCTTTTCAACAACGGTAGATGGAACGGCTTACACTACGGGTGTAACGTCATCTGGCACGGCTGGTAATATTGGGTCAACCGTCACCATCGTTACGGATGCTTCGACCCCAGCTACGTTGTTTTATAAATGTGGTATTCATGCGGGCATGGGCGGACGTATGAACGTCAAATATACATCAAGCTCAATTGCGTATGGGGCGGGTTGGGCATTAATGGCTCAAGGTGTAGATAACATTACAGAAAATCCTGGTGATATTATTTATTATAACGGCACAGAGTTAGTGCCTCTTGTTTCTGGTGCGCCGGGAGATGTCTTAAAAATTGATACTAATGGTTTTCCATATTGGGGTACAAGTGACACTCGTTCTGGAATGCGTGTAATTGGGCATCAAGACCCTCAATCTAATGCCATGTATCGTAAAGGTAATGCGATTATGGACGACGGAAGTATTAGGTATTGGGGTCGTGGTGAAAACTTTTGTGGCGGGCGCGGTGTAGATACCGCCGATAGAAGTTATCCTACGGCAGTTGCTTTTCCATTTGGCTCAAAAAAAATGACTTACGTTTATAGTAATTATGACTATAATTCTTTATCTATTGATGAAGATGGTGGACTCTGGTGTTGGGGTGGAAACGGATATGGTGAAGGTGGAAGCGGAAGTACCGCCGCGCTTCACACTCCATATTATGCCAGCGGAGATTCTGCTAATTCTATTAACGGAAAAACCGTAACACAAAACGCAGCGTCTAATGGTAATCGAGACTATTCGTCAAACCATGTGTTATGTAGTGACGGTACAGTACACGCTTGTGGATATAATGGTTATGGTCAAATTGGTAATGGAAATACAACAAGCCAAAGTCGATTTGTTCAAGTAAGTGGTTTAACAAGTATTACTAAAATTGTTAAAAGTGACTCACAATACTCAAGTCTTCTTGCTCTTAAAAGTGATGGTAATGTCTATGCTTGGGGGAATAACGGTGCGGGAGTATTAGGACAAGGAAATACTACTTCTTTATCTAATGCAACTTTAATTAGTTATTTCTACGACAATAGTATTACAGTTACAGACATAGGTCTTTCGGGTGATACCGGAGCCGCTGGATTTGCTATTGATGACGCGGATAATTTGTATACATGGGGTTACAATGGTTATGGTAATCTTGGGGGTACTGCGGGTAACCGATATACGCCGGAACTTGTTCTTGCTGGTGTTTCAAAATGCTGGATGAGAGGTTCTGATTACACCAACACATTTGCTATAAAAACTGATGGTTCATTGTGGGCAACCGGATACAACGGCTATGGTCAATTAGGCGTAGGTGCGGATACAACATCACGTACCGGATTTACTGAATGTAAAGCTGATCCTAATGGTAATGATGTGACGGCTGAATTACAATCATTTAATGCATCAGGTCGTTCTCCAATTGTTGATATCCAGAATGCTGGTACGGGATCGTATGGATTTACCGTTGCGCAACTTGCTGATGGATCATTACATTCTGTTGGGTATGGTGGTAACGGACAATTAGGGCAAGGAAATACCAACAGTACGACGTATTGGTTTACACCCGTATTAATGCATCGTAAGAAAGCAGATAGTTTTTATTTGGCGGGAAGTGGTTCAGAAGGTGCTATGTTTGTTAAAATGACAGATGGCACGTTCTATGGTGTCGGATACGCTGGTGAATCTATGTTACCTGAAGATGACGATGAATCTACAACCACACTTATGCCAATTGCATTTTAAGGAGTGTCGATGAAGCTATCTCAAGAACAGAGCGCACAACTTAAAGTGCAATTAGAATTGGAGGCACATGAGAAAGAATGTGCCGTCCGATATCAATCCGTAGAAGACAAATTGACTGCGCTTGATAAACGTTTGTGGAGACTTGAAGCCATGATTATGGGTAGCACCCTAGCGTTTATTGCGCTGACATTTGTTATTGTCGGGAAAATCGTTTAACAAGGGAGTAGCAATGTTAATGGAATTAGCGGCGGCTAACGCAGCTTTTTCCGTCATTAAACGCGCCCTATCCAATGGTAAAGAAATCTTCGACTGTGGAAAAGCAGTTGGGGATTTCGTCAATGCCAAAGATGCATTAGCACAAAAAGGAAATAAGAAAAAGAATTCATTTTGGTCAAAGGTGGGCGGTAAGGATGGAAATGATTTAGAAGAGTTTATGGCTCTTGAAAAAATTCATAAACAAGAAGAAGAACTAAAACAAGTAATGATCTATTGCGGTCGCCCAGGATTATGGCAAGATTGGATTCGTTTCCAAGCTGAAGCTAGAGTTTCACGCGCTGACGCAATAAAACAAGCGAAACGAGAGCGTGAAGCTTTAATTGAAAACATATGTTATGTTATTTTGTGGATTATAATCGCTGGTGTTATTTGCGCTGCAACGTTTGCGGGAGTCTTCTGGTATACAAATAAACACAATTAAGGAGACATTATGATTGGTTTAGTATTAAAAGGTTTGTTTGGGGTCGCTAGTAGTGCCGTCGAAGGGTACATGGACACCAAGAAAGCCAAAGCAAAACAAGCTTTAGTAAAGATTGAAGCTGAAACATCTATAATAGAAAAACAAATATCTGGAGAAATTGCTTGGGATGTAGTTGCTCAAAAAAATTCAGACAGCAGTTGGAAAGACGAGTACCTTACAATTTTGTTCAGCATCCCCCTTTTACTTTGTTTCTTGCCGTTCACAGTTGAATACGTTGAGCGCGGGTTTCAAGCCTTGTCTATGACGCCAGATTGGTATAAATATACTTTAGGAGTTATTGTAAGTGCGTCGTTTGGAATCAAAGGAGCATCTAAGATGTTTGGAAAGAAATGACCGAAATTATTTGGACGTTGTTATTAACTGTTTGTCTTAACGATAAATGTGCGTCTCAAACAATAGCATGGTTTGAAGACAAACCTCAATGTATTGAGATGAAGATTAAGCATGAAGACTTTCCACAAGATGGAAATTGGCAATCAGTTGAATACGAATGCACCATCGTCAACGGGGCGGAAGCCTAAATTAATCAATCTAAACATAAGGAATAATTATGAGTCTCTATAAAAATATTAATGCTCGAAAAAAAGCCGGTACATCTAGAAGTAAAGCAAAGTCTACCGTGACTAAAAAGGCTTATTCTAATATGAAAGCCGGATTCCCTAAGAAAAAGAAATAGGAGAGATAAATGGATTGGATCACCGCAGACTTAGTAGAAGTGTTACACCATATGTCTTGGTTTGATGGGTTGGCATATATCGCGCTAGGTCTTGGTGTTTATGCTTCAGTTAAATACATACAAAAAAGGTTTAAATAAATGAACACACCTTGTGTTGGTATTTGTCGTTTAAATGAAGAGGGCATATGTTTAGGGTGTTTCCGAACTATCCAGCAAATTAAAGAAGCGTACATATTTAATAGTAAAGAATGGCAAAAAATGTATAGCAAACTTGATGACAAAGGAGTAAGTTGAAGTTAGATGGATTTAGAATTAATTGGAATTATCGGTCTGTTTATGCAGACATTAACCATGATTGCCGTGTTTATGAATACCGCAATTAATATTGTTTATAGGAGAAGTCAAGATGCCAAAAGTCGGAAATAAAACATTCCCGTATACTGCAAAAGGGAAAGCAAAAGCAAAAATTGCAAAAACTAAAACGGCTAAAACAAAACCAGCCACAAAGAAAAAAGGTTACTAGGATGAAAGATACCGCTGAATTAAGAGACGAACTTTACACACGTCTTAAAAAAATTGTAGCCAATGATGATGAACTATCGCCATCAATGGTTTCCGCCGTGACTAATTTCTTAAAAACATTTCCACCATTTGAAGAAGTCGAAGACCTTCCTACGGCAAAAAAGATTTCTGCAAGTTTAGAAAAATACGGAAAGGTGATGCCTTTTGAAGTATCGTCAAAGGAGAATGAGAAATGGCAGTAACTTCAGGACTATCTAATTCACAGTCAATGACTAACGCTGCGCGTCGAATCCCAGAGACATTGAAAGTTGGAAAGGTAAAAGCTAAAAGTGATTTATTGTTGACGGCAAAACAAATAGCCCAACAAAAAAAGAATAAAAATAAGAAAACATTAAAAGTTGATAGTGCAGCTAAAATGATACAGTCTAGTAAGCCTGACCCTGAGACAAGCATTGAGGGTTATTTACGGATAGGCAAACGCCAATACACTTGAGCGATGCGCCCGTAACTCAGCCGGATAGAGTGCTAGTCTACGAAACTAGATGTCAGGAGTTCGAATCTCTTCGGGCGCACCAAAACGGAGATTAGCGCAGCCTGGTAGCGCATTCGCTTTGGGAGCGAAGGGTCGTTGGTTCGAATCCAGCATCTCCGACCAATTAGAGGGTGCTTATGCCCAGACCCCCCCTTTGTATATACTATACGTATAGGAGACGATATGTTAAAACCTTTAATGTTAGAGGGAGAACCTCATTGGGTACAAACGTTCCCGATAGAAGTTCATGGGGCATTCGAAGACTTTAGAAACTTTCTGTTTATCACATGGAAACATCTGGGTCTACCTGACCCGACTCCGGCACAATATCAAATAGCACATCGACTACAATTCGGTGTAGATTCAACAGAAGATAAAACGACCATAGACCCTTACCAGCCACGTGAAGACATCATTAGGTGTTTCCGTTCACTAGGTAAGTCTTACATCACGTCAGCGTACGCTATATGGCGTCTAATGCGCAATCCTAGAGACGAGAAGATACTTGTTGTGTCTGCTACCGGTTCTAAAGCGAAAGAGTTCGTGGCGCAGACTAAAGGTATCTTAGAATCTATGGAGATTGTCCAATGGTTGTTAGATGGTAGACGAGAGTCTGGTGCGACACGTCGTGACATGGCAGATCAATTCGATGTTGCTGGTGGTTCATTGTCACAATCCTATAGTGTTGCAGCAAGAGGTATCACCGGACAGATCACGGGATCACGTGCGACTCTATTAGTTGCGGATGATATCGAAGTTGAACGTAATAGTTTAACTGAAGAAGCACGTAGTAGGATCGTACGTATCATTCAGTCTGACTTTGTACCTATTACTAAAACAGAACATGGAAAGGGAGACATTATTCTCCTAGGAACGCCACAGACCGAAGAATCTGTGTATAACAAATTAGTATCAGAGATGGGATTCCGATGTTTTACGATACCGGTTCGATATCCTACAGTTGATAAATTAAAGAATTACTTAATTACTGACACTCAATCGGGTGAAGAAGTAAATATACTTGCGCCATACTTACGTCATATGTTTGACACCGAAGAAACATCGTATGGTCAAACTACTGACAGTCGTTTTGGTGAGCAAGAGTTATTAAAAATTGAATCAAAAGGTAGAGCATCGTTTGCTTTACAGTACATGTTGGATACATCGTTGAGTGACGCGGAGCGTTACCCATTAAAACAACATGACTTGATCGTTATGTCATGTAACCCACTTAAAGCACCACTAACTGTGCAATGGGGACGACACAATGATAAGAACAACTACGTTAAAGATATACCAAACTTAGGGTTCTCCGGCGATCACTTCTTACGTCCGCTATTTTTAGATAGCGAATGGGAAAAGTATGAGTCAAAAGTTCTCTTTGTTGACCCAGCGGGACGCGGTGCTGACGAAACGGCATGGGCAATCCTAGGTGTACTAAACGGTATTATGTATCTGTTACACGTTGGTGGCTTTGCTGCCGACCCCGCGCAAGCTATGACAGAGATTGCAGTTGATGCTAAAAAGTACGACGTACAGACCATTGAAGTCGAGCCGAACTTTGGGCAAGGCATGTGGGTCACCGCGTTTCAACCTATATTATCTAAGGTATGGCCCGGCGGTTGTACTGTTAAAGAATCGGAATGGGCGAAAGGTCAAAAGGAACTACGTATTATTGACACCCTTGAACCCGTCATGGCGCAACATCGTTTAGTTATTGATGAAGACTTGGCGAGACGTGAGTCACGCGCTGAAGATCACCGGTTCTCACTACTATATCAACTATCCCACGTAACAAGAGATCGTGGGTCATTAAAACACGATGACCGATTAGATGCCGTAGCGGGTGCAGTAGCACACTATCAGCGATCTATGGGTCAGGATGTAGCGGAAGCTGCACGTGGAGTAATTCAGCAACGTCTTGATGAAGAAATGGAAGACTTTGTGGAATGGCACGAGTCAGGCGGTAAGCTAGGACTACGTGGTCGTAGTAAAGATGGCATTCGTACAGAAGTGTGGATGTCTGATAGATAACTTAGGGAGACATATATGTTAGGAATCGTTTACGTGAGAGCGTTAGAAATTATAGGGAGACGGAATGTACCAATTAAGCGATAGGTCTATGGGTAAACTTGTAGGAGTACACCCTGATCTTGTAAAGATTGTTTATAGAGCAATTCAAACAACTGAAATAGACTTTGGAGTGTCTGAAGGACTAAGAACTCTAGAGACTCAAAAGGAATATCTAGCTAAAGGGGTTACTACTACGTTAAAAAGTAGACACCTTTCAGGTCACGCCGTAGATGTCTTCGCGTATGTCGGTGGTATCGCCCGATGGGAAATGCCATTGTACGACAAGATTAACCAAGCGTTTCAATCAGCGTCTAAAGAACTAAAGATTCCCGTTGAGTGGGGTGGAGAATGGAAGTCATTCCCTGATGGGCCACACTTCCAACTACCTTGGAAAGAATATCCTCTTAGTTACCTTGATAGTACGTCATAACTAGGCGTTAAAAGCGTCTGTAAAGCTCGTACAGAGACTTTAAGCTATACACCGGAGTGTTTACCCTCTGTTGTGCTTATCGCCTCTGTACGTGTCTGTACGCGTCTTCAAAAAATGCCTAAGATTCGTAAGGTCATGTCTGCCCCCAGCTACATATAGCATCCCCCCGTGCCACCCCAGCCTGGCCGCCGCCGATAGTCCACTTTTTTTCTGCCGGAAATCGTAATGATTCGAATGATTCATGATGATCTAATTGTGTGGCATTACGTCCGGCGTTTTACTTTTGAAATAATTCGCACACACACGCGAACCCTTGTAATACTGTTTTTTTCACGAATGAGTTGACATAAAAATAAATATCGTGGTAGGGTTTCAATAGTAAACAAACGTAATCAATCGTAAACAAAAAGGAAACGCTATGACACATTTAGAAACCACGATATACAAAAAGAACGTTCACAATTTAGACACTTATAAATTTAAAGTCTTAAAGCCGTCGACTAATAAGAAACTAGGCAAAAAGATTTTAAAAGGTGAATTTAAAGATTATAAATTTTATACTTTAACATTGACGGAACGTGC